AATAATGAATCTAATTGACCTGCCATTATCCTCTAACCACCCTAAGTTGAAAACTACCTGCTCCACCTAAAAGATATGCTCCAAGATAACTTTGTAACCAAGGGTAAACATCAAGAATGTTATTAACTGAACCCGTTCCTTGACTTGCAGTGTTGTATTTTACTTGGATGTCACCCAACTTAACTTCTTCAAAGTTACCATCTTTACCAGTAGTTCCTGTAATGGCATCAGTATCATTTGCTAATGCTCTAGCTAATTCATATTGTGCATATTTAATATTATTAGGTATTGAAGTACAAGCCAATTCAACACCATCTACCTGATAATTATTTCTTGGAAACTTTAGTGCTTGACTATCATCACATCTATCTCCATAAAATACTAAAGTATCAATCCATCTTGTAGCTGATATTAATGCTCTCTTCTTTTGGTCATCTGTTTTATTGGTCCAAGTTGAAGAGTCTGGGGAGGTATCGAAGTAATCGTTAGCTTCAGACAAAGTGACATAACTATTAGCAGTTTCACTTTTTAAAGTTGCAATTAT